TGGGCGTGGAACCCGAAAGAATGCGATCTCGCCGGCAAGGCCACCATCGCAGACATGGCGGAAGCCGCCTTGCTTAACTTTCTGGCGACCGGTGAGGCATTCGGCGTTCTCGATAATCTGTCGCTCGATAAGCAGCGCCGCCTTGGTTTGAAGTCCGGCACAAAGGTATCGTTGATTGCCTCCCACCGCTGTCCCCGAAAAACGGAGGAAAGCGTGGGGCTGGATCAAGGTATCTATCACGATGATGACGGCAGGGCCGTTGGCTACCGTTTCCGTGTGAGAGTGAGCGGCATTGAGCAGGATCGAACTGTTGATGCCTCCGATGTCATCCATGTCACGGATCGCACTGCAAACCTGAATAGCCCGCGTGGCATTTCGGTGATCGCTCCGGCATTGAAGGTCATCGCACAATCGGACCAATTGGCCGATGCGACCTTGGCGACGGCGTTGATGCAGACGATCTTCGCGGCGACGATCAAAAGCCCGGAGCCGAGCGACACGGCGTTTCAGGCTATTCAAACCCTGAGCGATATCGACGCGCCTGCCGGCTACGAAGGAGACTGGTCTGCCTTCATCGGCGGATTGCAGCAAGATTTGCTCGACGTTTGGGACCACCGCATCGGGGCTTTGAAGGAAAAGGGCGTCTCAATGTCCGATTCCGCGCGGATCAATCACCTTGGTCCCGGCGAAGAATTCCAGATGCACACGGCTGCAACGCCGGGATCGCAGTATCTGCCGTTCTTCCAAAATCTCTTGAAGGAAGTCGCCCGTTGCCTTGGCATCACCTATGAGGCGCTGGCGATGGATCACTCCAACGCCTCTTACTCATCTGTGAGAATGGCCGTTGCCAGCATCTGGCCGATTGTCTTGCGTCGGCGCACCCGGATTGTTGCGCCTTTCTTGCAGGGCATATTCGAGCGCTGGCTAGATGAGATGATCTTTCGGAAGATCATCCCTTTCAAGGGCGGATATGAGGCTTTCAGTCGGGACAGGGAAAGCGTCTTTCAGGCGGAATGGAGCGGTCCCGCCGCGCCGTCAGCCGATGACTACAAAGCCGCTATGGCTGCCAAGATCAGGCTCGAAACCGGCTTGTCCACTTATCACGACGAATGCGCGCTCGCCGGCAAGAACGGCGAGGAACAGATCATGCAGCTCGGGCGCGAAAAGAAGATGTTCGAGGACGAGGGTGTTCCGCATCCGTTTGGCCGGTCGCAGGGCGGCGGCGGTCCCCTCGGGGCCGCAGCCGTTGGCAACCGAGACTCCGCAAAGGAGGCTGCCTGATGGCGGACAACGCCGACCCCCTGAAAATTGATTGGTGTGCCCGCGCAGTCAAGTTGCGGCGCGTGGAAGAGGCGTTGCTTTCCGGCGAGATGGTCACGGAAGCGCGCTTCGGTGAAGACATGGCCCGCTATGCCTACGCCTCATTGGCAGAAGTGCAGCGGGCTTTGAATGAGGCCATCCGCAATTGTCAGATTGCGCGAGGCGAGAAACCGGCGCGAACCCGATACGCGATCAGCGGTCGCATGCGCCCCTACTGAGGTCACAAAAATGGCTGCTACTGTTGAAGACGGAAAGCTACGGCTTTCCGGCTATGTCGGCGACTATTACTTTGAGGACGGCTTTACATCGGCTGATGTCGTCTTTGCTCTGTCGCAGATCGAGGCCGACGCGGAGCTTGCCGTCCACATCAATTCCGGTGGCGGCATCGCGACCGAAGGCGCGGCCATTTACGCATTGCTATCGGCGCGGCCCGGTGTGACGAATGTGGTTGTTGAAGGGATTGCGGCATCTGCTGCGTCTCTCATCGCCATGGCAGGCCAGACCGTCACGATGTCGGCGGGCGCGGTGATGATGATCCACGATCCCAGCGGATACACCTTCGGCAATTCCGACGATCATAGCAAAACCATTGAAGCGCTTGAGGCGCTGGCTACGTCGTACGCGCGCGTTTACGCGTCCAAGTCCGGCAAAACCGCCGACGAATGCCGGGACATCATGCGGGCCGAACGATGGCTAACGCCAGACGAAGCCGTCGCCGAAGGCTTTGCGGACGATACAACCGAAAGCAAGGCCAAGGCGGTCGCCGCGTTCGATTACCGGCTGTTCGCGCACGCTCCGAAGAGCCTCGTGGCGCTGTCGAAGGCTAAGAACTGGTCGATGACGACCGGCTCCCCTCCCAAAAGTCAGAATCCCACTTCCACCAAGGAGACAACTATGAACGACAAAGAGCGCGCGGAAAGCCTCGCAACCGAGAATGCCGGCCTGAAAGCGCAGATCGAAAAGTTGACGGCCTCGGCCGACGCAGCCGTGAAAGAGGATCGCGACCGCCGCACCGCGATCATGGCGCTCGATGAAGCCAAGGGACGCGAGGCGCTGGCGGAGCATCTGTTCTCAACCGGCCTTTCTGTCGATGCCGCCAAGGCTACCCTTTCCGTAGCGCCGAAAGCGGCCGATGCGAGCGAGCAGGAATATCAGCCGCCGCGCACCATGAATGCGCAGGGCCTCAATCGCGAGCCGTTGGGCGGCAAACCGCAGGCGAAATCCGGCCTCTCGGCTCGGATCGATGCCCGCGTGCAACGCACAAAGGCATAGCCGGCCCGGCTGACTAGCATCTCATCTGCAACACATCTTCCGTGAAAGGAAAAGAACATGGGCATTCTGCCTGTTATGAAATTCCAGCAGACGCCGGGCATGTCCACGCTGCTGAAAAAAGAAGTCGATACCGAGATTTGCCGTCGCGTCGGCACTTTGCTTGCTGGCGAAGCCGCCGCGCGCTCGCTGAAAATGGGCGAATTCGTCGGCAAGATCGCCGGCACCGAGCAAGCTCCTGCCGGCGCGAATCTCGGCAAGCTGGTGGCATGGAACCCGACCGCGACGGATGGCAGCCAGATCGTCCAGGGTGTTTGCCTGAGGGATTGCGAGGCTGCGGCGGGTGCCGATCTGGTTGGCGGCGTTCTCTACTCTCGCCGGCTCTCCGTTCTCAACCGCGCCGCCATCGTGTGGCCTGCCGATGCGACCGACGCCCAAAAGGCCGCTGCACTCGACGATATCGAAGAGCGCCTTGGGCTGATCGTCCGCGCCTAACCCATCCCCCTAATCGCCGGAATTTCCGTCTCGCGCTCGCGGGGAGGGGTTCCCATGCCTATCAGGATACAAGGATCCAATCCGCCATGCCGGAAATCATTTTGCCCTACTCGAATGTTGACCTCACGACGGAGGTCAACAAGCTGCCGAATACGTTCGGTCTTCTCAATGCGCTTGGCATCGCGCCGGGGGAACCGAAGCGTTCTCGCCTCGTCCGCATCGACTATCGGGAAGGACAGATTGTTGTCCTGTCTCACCAGGAACCGGGCGGTCCCGGCGAGATTACGGATGACGGCGCTCAAAGCGGCATCATCCTGTCCATTCCTCATTTCACCCATTTCGAAAACATCCTTGTTGGCGACATTGACGGCCTGTTGGAGGTTGTGAATGGGCAGATCACGGAGGTTTCGCTTGACGCCGAGCTTGAGCGTAAGCTCATCACCATCCGCAAGAACCACGCGATCACGCGGGAGTTTCTGCGGCTCGGGATGCTGCGCGGCGAAATCAAGGACGGCAAGCTGCGGACGCTCTACAATCTCTACGATGTCTTCGGCGTCGAAAAGAAGGAAGTCGATTTCGCGCTCGGCACTGCCGGCACCGATGTTCGCCAGAAGTGCGAGGAAGTCAGCGATCATATCCTGACCAACGTCAAGGGCGAGACCGTCGGCGGTGTTGAAGCAGTGGTCGACACCAAGTTTTTCTCGAAGCTGATTTCGCACTCGAAGGTCGAGAAGTTTTGGGTGCAAGCGCAGAATTCGGGCCTTCATACCCAGTTGGAACGCCAGCGCCTCGGCGGCAATTGGGGCCGGGTCTTCGAGTTTGGCGATATCGTCTGGCGCGAATACAAGGGCGGTTTGCCGATCAAGAGCAACGACGGCACCATCTCGACGGTCAAAAACGTCGATGACAATTCCGGCACTGTCTATCCCTCCGGCACACAATCGATGTTCCGCACCTATGACGGTCCGGCCTACCACATCGAGCGCGTCAATCAGGCTCCGACCGTCGATGAAGAGGGCTCGATCTTCGTATCCACCAAGGAACTCGATCACGGCGTTGGCCTCGAATTGAAATCGCAGTCGAACATGCTTGCTGTCTGCAAGCAACCGGATTGCTTGGTTCAGATCAAAACCTCGAACTAGTAGACAGCCTTATTCGGTCGTCGCCATGGCGACCGGATGCCACCTTTGGAGATTGAATATGCCGGTCGGGGCTTCCTTCCATAGTGTCCGCGATGCCGTGGTTTCGGCGGTTGACGGAAAGTTTGCCGAAACAATCCGTCTGTCGCCGATGAGCGGCGGCGTGCGAGACCAGCAGAGGCCGCAGACAGAGATTGAGGCGGTCTTGCGGACCGGTGGCGAAAAATCAAACTCCGTTGACCCTGCTAACCCGGCAGCTTGGCAATCCAAGATCGCGGCGGGGAAAGCCCTTCTTTGCATCGATCGCACTCGATACCCGGATATGGTCGTAAGAAAGCAGGATGCGGTTCGTGCCTTGGCTCGTCCTGGGCAACCTGTCTTCGAGGTCTCGCTTGTCGATGATCGCAATCACACTCGGCTGATTGTCGAGCTGGTTCACAAATAACAGATTTGGCGGGTGCCTATGTCCATCGTACGCGTTGCACTGCGAATATCCGCTGTCGAAGCCTTGAAAGGGCGGACGCTGGTGGGCGGCAATGTTCTTGATAGCCAGATTGGCGCGCTCGACGTTGCCGCCAATGGATCATTGCATACGCCGCAGGAAAGACCGTTTATCTCGGTCTATACCGACGACTCCAAGGTGACGAACGGGCTTGAGCTGCGTTCGTTCACGAAAAGCGGCCATGTGGACATTGTCTTCGAGGCCGGGATTGCGACGCCACATGTGGTGACGGACACGGATACAGACGAATCCGTCATCTACGAGGGTGTGCCGGCGACAGATGCGAATTTCGAGTTTCACCTTGATTTGACCATGCGGCAGATCGCAGACGCTTTGG